TGGCATTAATTCGTTTATTGGTAATAATATTGCAATAGGTTATGACCCAACGGGCTCAAGTCCTGCATCTGCTAAAATAGAACTAGGAGCAGGAACAGCAACAGCAGGAACTGCACCTTTAAAATTAAGAGCAGGAACAAACTTAACGACTCCCGAAAACGGAGCATTTGAATATGATGGCACAAACCTATATTTTACAGTAGGGGGCGTGCGAAAGACAGTAGTATTACTTTAAAACATAAATAATGGAAACAACAACACCACAAGGAGTAGCAATTGAACCAGTTGTATACCCACTTAACGCAGGAACGGCAACGCAAATGTCCGTATTAGTTCTTAACTTTACAACTGAGGCAACGACTTGCACAACGTACTGGCAGCTCCTAACGGAAGACGGAAAAGTAGTAGCAGATGACAACTACGATTTAACACCTGAGCAGTTCGCAGCATGGGGTACTGACAACAACGTAGTGAATGAGTATGTAGCTGAGGCTATCGGGGTTACAATTATTTCGTAACTTTGTGCTATGATAAAATTAAATGAAACTCAAATAAAGCAGATCGAGGCACTGATTGCCGAGATGCCAGGTAAATTCGCAATTGCGCTATTAAACGTTTTAAATGAAGCAGCTAACAATAATTCTGCTGACGCTAACGATGATAGCGTGCAGCCCGAGGACTAGATTTACTAGACTTATTACCAAACATCCAGAGTTAATAACTACTGACAGTGTCACCATTCACGACACCGTTAGAGTTGTTGTGCCTGAGGTTAAGGTAGACACAGTTGTGAAGGTGAATGATTTGCTAGATACCATCTTCTTAGAGAAAGAACAGCTCAAGGTAAAAGTATGGATGAAGGGCGATCAGGTTTTCATCGAAGGTAAGTGTGACACTGTATACGTAGAGCAGATAATTGAAAGGCGTATACCTGTTAGGTATTACGAGAAGACACCATGGTGGAAGAGGCTGCTAAATAACTTGTTGCCGATTTTAATTATCTTTGCTATAGTTTATTTTGTTTACCGATTTATCAAGAGATGATGCAAGAGTTGATTCAGTTTGGCATGGTTACAGCCATCGCTATTATAGGATATTTTTTAAAGATGGTACATTCAGATGTTCGTAAAAATACTGAGGATGCTGGAAAGCTCAAAGGCAAAATTGAGTTAGTAGAGCAGGAGTCACGTCTCAAATATCAGGCCATCCAAGAGCAGACTCAACTTGAAATCAAGAACTTGGCAAGAAGCGTAGCTGAACTATCAGACGCAGTAAAGCAACTAATAATTAATAGATAATGGATACAGTATCAACAGCACCTGACTTTGGTGTATTCTCACAACTATCTGAGTACGGTCCACTAGGACTCGTCGTATTGGCATTAGGCTATGTGGCCTGGTTATTCATCAAAAGACATTTAGACAACAAGTAATGTCATTCGGTCCATTTGAAGTATTAACGCAGTATGGTGTCCTAGGATTTGCAGTATTAGCACTTGGCTACCTATGTTGGATGTTCCTTAATCGTTTAATGCAGAGCGAGGACAATCTTAAGGCAAAGGTAAATGAGCTAGAGGGTGAGTATCGCGAGAAGCTTGACAGCAAGCTCACAGAGAGCACTGAGAGTTCCAAAAGTCTCAAGGAGATAGTTCTGATGTTCTTAAGTAAGAAATGAAACGTAAGCTCATCATTGTAGGCTCTCTATTTATTATACTTGTGGTAGCGCAAGTATTATCAAGCGGACACGGTCACGTTGTCGTAGTTGAGGATAACATACAGCTGACAGGGGAGAACAAGAAGCTAACGAAGAGCGTGAGCACATTAAAGGCGGCAAACAAGCAACTGACAGAAGACAAGGCCAATCTTGAGAATATGGTATCTGAGGTCATAGGAGACCTAGACAGCACCAAGTCGGTTGTAAAAGATATTAAAAAAGAACTAGATAATGAAAAAGATATTGTTCGTAGTCAGTCTACTGGTAAGCAATTTGAGTTTCAGCCAATCACGTTACCCACTTCAGACGGTAATTGATGGCGATTCAGTTGTCATACTAACCAAGGCACAGGCTGATACCATAAACGCAATATTCGAAAATCAGAAGGCTAGGATTGCAAGATTTAAGTCCGATGTAAAGACAAAGGACTCTATTATATCAGTTAGGGATACAGTGCTTATGTTCTACAGCCAACAGGTCGTTCAGTACAGAAACGTGATTGATCTACAGATTGTGCGTGAAGATAAGTTAGACACCATACGTCAGTGGCTTGAGAAGAGAGCAATTGAGGGCGCTTGGATATACTACTCATATATCAACAATGAGATAGTAGCCGTAGACCTCTCTGACTATGTTGTAAGGAAGGATGACTATACGGGTGATATAATGTTCTTTAAGAGAACAGAAGACTGCCCTGCTGACGATAAACAAAAAGAACCGCCTGTTGGTTGGCACTACGATATGGTAAAACCAAAAAGACCTAAACTAAATATTTTTAAACTATGAAAAAGTTTTTTAGAGAGTTAATCTCAGACGATAATCAAATTAACGAGCAGGCCTTTGTTGGTGTTATCTCGTTTTTCGCAATGGTGTTTGTCTTATTGACAGATGTAATCACCGGTGTAATTGGTAACGAATTAGTCATCAAGGAATTTATCTTTGATGGATTTATGTTACTAACTTTGGGAGCGTTTGGCATCACAACTGCCGGACGTATTATGAAACTTAAAAATAAAGATAAAGATGCAACTGAGTAAAAATTTAGCACTAGCAGAAGTAACACGTAGCGAAACTGCAAAACGTAAAGGCATTTCTAATATGCCTACACCTGAGCACATTGAGAACTTCAAGAAGTTGGCTGAGAACGTGTTCCAACCTATCCGTGAGCACTTTGGTGTTCCTATCCATATTAGTTCAGGATATCGTTCTGCTGCTTTGAATAAAGCAATTGGAGGCGCAGGTAAAACAGTTAATGGTGTTTATATTCCATCATCACAACACTGTACAGGTGAAGCGATTGATATTGACATGGATGGTACATCAATCACTAATAGACAAATTTTTGACTTTATTAAGGACAATCTTACGTGGGATCAGCTCATTTTTGAGTTCGGGACAGAAGAAAATCCTGATTGGGTTCACGTATCTTATGAGTCTACTGGTAAACAACGCAAGCAAATTCTTAGAGCTATTAAGAAAGGCGGAAAGACTGCTTACGTTCCATACAAGTAACATTTTTTTTGTTAACTTTGCTACATGAAGAAAATTGAGCAGTCAACTAAGAAGGATGTCAAGGTAAGTCGCCCTGGCATTCACGCTAAGTGCAAGACATCTAAGTTAAAGTCTTCTAAGAATTATAAAAAGCAAAATCGAGGCCAAGGACGATGAAAGTACAGAACTATATAACAGAAACACCAAGCACAACATCAAAAGTATTTGGCACTAATGCTGCTGGAAATACAGTTAACTTTGATGTCACTGCCTTATTGGCCTTGAATCAGACTCCTAGTGTAATCGCGACTAACTTGCTTACAGCAGCTACACTTACAAACGTAAACACATACTTTACAGGAACAGCTGGCGCATCTTTTGCGGTTACTCTTCCAGCATCAAACTCAAATCTTGATGGTGTTAAGTATGTAATTATGTCAACAGCAACTAGAGCTACAACAACATGGGCATCAGCCGGTGCTGCTATTGTTGGCACTCCTGCTACATTAACAGCAAACACACCGGTATGTCTACAGTATAGTCATGCCAATGCAACCTGGTATATATCTCTATAATTATGGCAACAATTCCATTAGGACAAAAGTTCCACACAGTACCATCAAGTGTTCAAACAGTTGAGCGCGGATCAGCATTAGCTAACTCACAACGTGAGATTTATACGATGGGTGACATTGCGTCATCTGTAGGTAAATTTTACGTTAATCCATATGGGGGAACTGTAATTGGACCAAATATAAACACTGTTGAAATATCTGACTCTATATTAATTTCTGCTAATACATTGACAGCAAACGCTATTATTGAGTTGTTATTTAGAATTGAAAAAAATGATTCAGCAACAACAGGATTTAGTTGCAATATATACAGCAACACTAGCAATTCATTAGTTGGAGCATCTTTATTAGGAACTGTAGTTACAGGCGCTTCTAGTAAAACATACTCAACAAATGTTAACAGAACAATTTTATTTAAAAATTCTCAGTTACAAGTAATTGATTCATCATTTGCAACAATAGATGACTTTGTTGCAAAAACAGGTGGAGGTGTAAGTACTATTTTATTTAATCCAGCGGTGAATAATTATATATTAATTGGAGTAGGTGCTGTTTCCTTGACATCTACATCTCAAGTTACACTAACTAAAATGAATATCAATGCTTAACATCAATAAAAAAGAGAACGGGTTCATTATGAATTCAGATGAGTATACACTACAAGCTGAGTATTCAGTAATTAATGAAAAGCAAGCACATGTTCCTACTGATAAAGGAGTTATCTTTTTAGATACATCAGTAACAATTGACGGGCAATCATTTGATAGCATTCAAGAATTTTTAAATTCACTTTATAATTAAATATGTCAAAAATAAAAAAAGAAGAGCTCGAAGCGTTGGTTAACGCTAACCGAGTTTACAGAGACCTAAAATTTAATCTAGCAGACATCGAGATGAGCGTTCGTCGTTTAGGCGAGCAGAAAGAACTCACGATGCAGCAACTTGAAGTTGCGGCAGGAAAGCTCACACAAGAGCAGCAATCCATCTTTGAAAAGTATGGCGATGTCAGTGTAAACCTACAAACAGGTGAGTATAATTAGAAAAATTTCCATTGGCCCTGACTACATGAAGTGCATGCACTACATGGTAGGTCAGTCTATCCTAGATAAAACGTGGGAGATTAACACCATCCGTAAGGAGGATGATGGATCTATCTGCGTTTGGATTATCAAGGAAAAAGAGATTATTAAATGGAAATCATTCTCTAATGCAATGCCCATTGCAATAGAATACAAAATAGATTACTAATGAAATCACCATACTGCTTCATCATCAAACCAGTTGGTCAGAGGCGGTACGATAACATAAGGAAGTTTGGAGATACAGACTTCTATATCAGCTCATCTCAAGAAGACCACAAGACATCTAACCGCCACGCAGTGGTGGTATCAGTCCCTATTTACTACAACGGCCCGGTTCAACCAGGTGACACTGTTGTAGTTCACCACAATGTGTTCAAGTACTACAACGACATGAAGGGGCGTCAGAAAAGTAGTTGGAACTATATCATGGACGATTTGTTTTTAGCTGAGCTAGATCAGGTCTATCTTTACAAGAGAGATGCCGATTGGCAGGCTGTTGATCCGTTTATCTTTATCAGACCAATACCAACTGAGGATAAGTTAATTAGCCCTACGGGAGCACATGAAGCATTGTGGGGTGAGGTTGTTTATAAAACAAACACTATCTCCAACGTAAACGTTGGTGACACAGTCTCATTCACACCTGACAGCGAATATGAATTTATAATAGATGGTGAGACAATCTATCGAATGTATAACAAGAACATATGTCTAAAAAGGGAGAAATAGTAGAGGCTGCTAAGCAGGCTATCGATGAGTTGATCAAGGTGCTAAAGTCACCTATCATCACTCACGCTGAGGACGACATATCGGCCGATAAGATGAAGAACGCAGCGTCAGCTAAGCGTTTGGCATTTGAGGATGCCATGTATATGCTCAACAAGATCGAAGAGGAGGAGAATAAGGCTGCAGAGGGGCCAATAGTAGAAGTTACACTCGGCAAATCAGGTTTCGCAGAAGGAAGAGCAAGACATGGAAAATAAGCTGTACTCCATAGTAACTGACTACGTCAACAAGACTGCTCTTAATACTAAGAACAATAAAAAGTCATGGGACTATGGTTACAATAAGGAGTATGACCTAATTGTTATATCTAAAGACGGAACCATTGGTGAAATCTATGAGATAAATGGCTTAAAGGTTGCTTTGCCATCTACTCCTAAAGTAGTAGAGAACAGAGGCAACAGATGGCAGCCAATAGACTATCCAGCCGAGCTACAGAAAATCAAGTCAA